CACCACCAGTAGGAACACCACCAGTAGGAACACCACCAGTAGGAACACCACCAGTAGGAACACCACCAGTAGGAACACCACCAGTAGGAACACCACCAGTAGGAACACCACCAGTAAGCGTACTATTTGCCCAATTTTGTGCTATATTCGCAGCAATCTGCTCCATCCCAGCATCCGACAAACCAGCATTTAATGCTTGCGTTGCCAAATTAATCGCATTTTCCGTAGGCATCCCAAGATTAATGAACCGTTGCGCCCAGAAATCAGCTTGTGTATCCCCAAGGCCAGAGAACAATCCGTAACCAATATCGAATACATCAGCGCCAAGTGCTCCATCCATCATCGCGCCAAGATCGAATACATCAGCGCCAAGTGCTCCATCGAACAATCCGTAACCAATATCGGATACATCGCCAAGGGCTCCACCAATATCGAATACATCGCCAAGGGCTCCACCAATATCGAATACATCGCCAAGGGCTCCACCAATATCGAATACATCGCCAAGGGCTCCACCAATATCGAATATATCGCCAAGGGCTCCACCAATATCGAATACATCGAACAATCCGCCACCAATATCGAACAATCCGCCAAACATTTTATTCAATACTGGTGGAGCACTTATCGACATCGGAATCCCCATGCCGATCATATTAGAGATTGCTTGTTCCTGCCGTTGTTTCGCTACATCTGAATACCAGTCACTCTCATAACCAGTCCTATTGACGTTATAACCAGTAATAGCCCGCTCGGCATAGGGATCACTGAACGTATAACCAGTAGGATTACCTTGCGCATCAAAGGCTTCATACCCAATGACATTACTGGTATCGCCAGCGAAAATCGGACGATAATACAGTCCTTGACTGGTAAGATAATCCCTTTCAGTACCACCACCAATAGGCGAAAAGTACATTTCATACGCAGATCGTGGGGTAGTGCCAGGAACGGCAACATAACCTCCCTGATATTGCATCAAATCACTATAATTACCATCACCACCACCAGCAGGAACCAACCGAGGATATGTATAGGCCCAAGGATCATTCATTGCAGTTGATTGTTGCTGCAATACTTGGAGTTGTTCTGGGGTAATTGTATTGACACCAAACCTCGTCCCATATGTTTCTGCCATAGTAGGGAGATGTTCGGCAACATAGCTCTGAGCGGTAGTTCCAGAACCTAATGCTTGATCGATTTGTGCAGCAGTTACACCAGCAGATGCAGCAGCAGTCGCAATCTGATCTGGGGTTGCATTAGGATTCGCTGCGAACCATGCACGGATATCTTCGGGAGAAGCTGCCATATTCAGTTACCTTTCCGTGGTCTACCACGGAGATTTTTGGTTTCTGTCTTTGGCTGCTCTATTGGCACAGCCGAGTCTTGTTTGATTTCTTCGTAACCTTCGTGTTTCCGAAGTTGTTCAATATCGGACTCGTTGGTGAAGGATACTGTATTACCAGACCGTTTGCAACGAAAAAAGACACGCATTTTAACCTCCATAAGAAAACCCCCGCTTTCGCAGGGGCAGGCTTATAGAGTTACCAAGCCGGTCGACCCACGATGAATTTACAGGTCGTGGAAGCCAGATCAACCGCACCAGTAGTGTTATTCAGAAGCGTCAAGGTAACAGTATTTGCAGCAGTGACAGCACCACCGATAACAGCATCGACAGTATCAACACCAACAGAAATACCCATTACCATATCACCAAGAGCAACATCAGGAACAGTCACATCAACAGAAGCAAACGTACCAGAACCAGTGGCAGCGTTAGCAAAATCGACAGTTTCAGTGACACTCCACAGTTCATTAAATACACCTTGGAATTGTTTAGTACCTTGTTCAACGGTAGCCATTTCAAGCTCCTTTCGTGATTAGACGGGAGGACTAACCTCCCGTTTCCTTTTTAATTTAAGGAGTTGTTATCAGGCTGGAACGATGATGGCAAGACCAGCATAATCACGCAGGGTCTTGACACCATACACCGTATCACTGGTAACCAGAGTACCGAGATATTCTTGCTTGTACTGAGCTTGGGTACGAATACCCATCTGTTCAGCGTGGGCAACAGCATCTTTGTGCATCAGCAGACATGCACGATACTTGGTATCCGTATCATTGGTGAAATCAACACTCAGACCATACGCATCAGTGATCGAGGCAGACAGCGAAGTACCAGAGAAATTGGTGGCTTGGTTACCGTCACCATCAACGTGAATCCACGGACAGTTAGACGACACAAACACTTCGACACCATACAGATTACCAAGCATACCCGTCTTGATAACGTTACCGTTACCGACAAACGCTTGCTCAGTGAAACGAGAAATACCACGCAGCACAGCCGCTTCGACAGGCGGGATCACAAGTTTCAGTTCATTGGAAGCAACGTCATTATCTTCCAGAGTCTGAATAGCTTTGCGCAAACCCGCATCAGTCAGAGCAGTACCGTTACCCGTAGCGGCACCAGAGAACGCAGTTTCACCATCACCACCAATAACCCCAGTTTCCCAAGCATTCGTCGCAGTAACAGTCGTATTACCATCATTAAAGTAGTGGCCCATCAGCATCAGGTCTTGATCTACCTGCTTTGCCAGTGCATAACCACCATCATCCGTATAGAAACGACGCATAGACGCGAGGGATTGCATTTCAGCAATATCTTCATACAGCTTACTATACTCATAGTGATTATTGATAAGCACGTCGACAGCAGTAGCAGTATCGGCAATCAGGGTAACCTGAGTCGATGCTGCTTTAGCGGACGGAGTACCACGAGCAGGAACAGGGATATGTAGAGTATCACCCTTCTTACCCTTGAAATTAACCTTAGTAACAAGGTTACCAAGAACCAAAGAAGCCTTGTAGCGAGCAAGAACCTCGTCCGACCATACTTCGGGAATAAACTTGTCCGAAGTCGTAAGAGTAGTGTGATTAGTACCGAGTCCCATGTTGAATCTCCTTAATTACGAATAGGTTTGTGAATAGATTAACGAACCCTACCTTCCGCATATGCAGCTAGAATCTCATCGTTCATTGCTTCATAGCGAATAGGATCAGTCATTTTCAATCGAATCAGATCAGCACGACGATAGACCTTCCTTGTAGTTTCCCCAGAACCACCAGTATCTACAGCAGCAGATTTCAGAGCAGATTCGCGTGCTTTTGACTCGATCTGTTCATTCTTTTGTTGCTGTTCTTGCATCTTGATATTACGCAGTTCTTTGAACGTAGAAAGCAATTCATGTGCAGCATTGATATTAAACCCTTGATCTGCTGCCCAGAGAAGATTTTGCCTCACCGGACTTGCAGATATCCACTGCCTAAAATCATCACTCTGGACAATATCAGACATATCAGGGTGTATCTGCTGCAATTGCTGTCGTGCCATTGCCCGTTGTGCTTGAACAGCATAAGATTCTGCTGCTTGCACTCGGGGATTCGACTCGATAGCCCTACGAATCGCCTCCTGAGGATTCTCAAAGAAATCTACCTCTTTCGGCTGATCTATTTCTTGTGGCTTCTTGATCTGAGATTTAATCATTTCATCGGCTAGTTTCCTGATTTCACCCAATTCGTTAGCTTGACGACCCATTTCCTTACGGGCATGAATTGTCATACCAACCAAGTCTTTGACGCTTTTACCCTTGAATTCATCAGGGATATCATCGTCGGGTTCAGGAACCTTTTGAATCTCCTGTTGCTTAGTCTGTTGCACAACAGCTTCGATCTCACCAACATCCTGTTCAAACTCTTGAACTTCGGCCATTTGTTTCTCCTAGTCACACCCTAAATAGATGCTCGGTTAAAAATACGGTATCACTACAACAACTAATTGTCAATAGTAAGTGGTCACTCTCCATGATAAGACCTCTTACTCTTGATTCTTGCGTTTTCTTCTCTGATTCTTGCCCATCGATCATATGCCCCTGGGAAATCAGGATTAGTCCCGTCAAGCGACACTCGGGGCATTCCGATAACTCTTGTAGCAGTCGAACCACAAGTACATTCAACAATATTCACGTCAGATTCAATATATCGTTCTTGTTCTTTTCCACAACTATCGCAATGAAAATCACGCAATGTTCGCATCGTCATCTTTCATTTCTTGATATGCTTGTTCACTAATCTCTTTCAGAGACAATATCCATTTCATAATGGATACTTCTCCTTTTCTAAACCACAATGACTCGACACTATCGATACCATCAAGTCTATTAGTAGCTTCAATCATTCGTTCAACATCTTCAATTAAATCTTTCCACGCTTCGTCACCCATCATTGACAAGCGGCGCTCATAATATTGTTGAAGTTCTGGTGTCATGCGTTCTCCAACCAACCAAACCAACTGCCGACAACAGTGGTTGCTTTATCTGTGCTAAATGTCATACCAATAGACTGCCCTGCTGTAAAAGCCAAAGGACAGGGAATAGTAAGACCACTAGAGTTATCCTGAAATGCGCCGGAAGCCAGAGGCATAAAGATTCCAGATGATGTAAAATCATGACCGTCATAAGTCGGGGTTGCTAAATGAATGATGGTTGCTGCCCCCGCCGTTCCACTGATACTTCCACCATAGAAGGAAGTTACGATAAGTCGTTTTCCAGCAGGAACCATACGAACAGTGCTGGAGCAACGAACCTGACCTGTTTGAATATACGAATAGGTATTCCCATTATTAGTTGCTGAAATATTTCCCGCCGCAACTTTACCGCTACCAAAGGTAACTCCGTGCATATACTGTATGAACCGGATATTCGTAGCTACCATATTAACCGGAGTAGTCCCATTCAAGGTTACGGTCTCTACTTGGGTAGCTAAATTCGCATCCAGATAATGAATGTCGATTGTGCGAATACCTGTTCCTGCTGCAGTATCGTTAGCAGAAGTGGATACAATCGTCATCTGCACACCAGAAGATGCAGGAAACGAATAGGCCCCATTGGGCCAAAGCACATTATCTTCTGCCCCCGTAGTCGTTCGACTACCATAAGCCTCGATAGGTTCTGCCCCTGTTATCTTACCTCTGGCTACATCATAAGTGTAATCAGTAAGAGAAGGATAAACACTAAAACCGTTCATAGTCCAACCCTCACTTCATCACCACTGATCGTCATGGTGATTCCAGAAGCGGAACCGATAGCTTTGATAAACTGACCAGCACTCAAAATCTGAATACCTGACCAATGTAGTGTAGTATTAGCAGGAATCGATACACTACTGAAAATAGCGTTTGATGTGCTAGCAGAACCACCTGAAGCTACAAAGTGAAAAGACAGACTAATAGATGCTGCACTTGTATTGGCAATAAGGATATCTCTAACTTCTGTTTTGTAGCATGTAGGAACGGTGTAAAGAGTTGTCCCTGCACCAGTTCCTACAGCGGATTGTCCTAGTTGCTTCATCAAACACCTGCCTGAATCGCCTTGAGAGCAACAACACCAGAAGTCAAACGAACGAGTTGGGCAGCACCAAACGTCGCTACACCACCTGATGCAAGAGCACCGTCAATAGTGATTGCACCACTAGCAGGGGATTGAGAAGCACAAACACCGTCAGCATCGACAGCCGTAGGGGAACAAATGACATAGAGAGTAGTCATTGGATTATCCTTTATTGAACTTTACTAGGTTGTCGTGTTTTCATCATACTTGCTGCGGTTTGCATTCGTGCAATTTCTTTGTTGGAATCAATATCCTTCTCTTGAAGCATCAATTCAGCCAGCTTAACTCGACGTTCAAAACTCTTATCTTCGGCATTCTCATCAAGGTTATTCGTAAGTGCCGAAATAACCTTGGCCTGAGATTCTTGAGGTGCCAATTGAGCCTCAATCCGGGCTTTTTCAGCTTGTGCCATCTTCAATGCAGCTTCCGCCTGTTTAATCTGAGCTTCTAGTTGCATTGCCATCTGCTGCATCTGCTGTTGCTGCGGATTCGGCTGACTCATCTGCTTCAATTGCTCAAGAAGCGCCTCACGATTAGGTAGGGCCGAATTCTCAATAATCGCTTGCATCAGGATTGGAGTAAGCGGAGATTGCGCACCAAGCGTCTGCATCAGGAAGGCAAGTTGTTTCTGCTCATACTCACGAGCGATGATGCCGAGTCCGCCAGTCGGTACAAACTTCACATCTACTGAGGGATATCGCTGCGGATCGAACTGCATGTAACGCCATGCAGCTTTAGTAATGAACGGGATCAGGAAATCTTCTTGGAAATTGACCAACGTGCGCTTGTATTTCTTGATGATTGTAGCCGTTGCCATGTCAAGCTGACCATCCCGACTTACTTGACTTACTTGCCCGTTCGAGTCGATAGTACCAGTCGCCATCAACAACATGCGCTCGAATTCCTTGGAAGTCGTCAGCGCAGCACCATCATTCGTGCCGAAGTTGAACGGGAATAGAATCTCGTTCGGAGCACCATTAGTAAGGAATGCCTTGCCAGGTTTTACCTCAAACTTAGCACCACGCGGCAATCGAGTCGCATCGATACCAACCATCGGAGCTACGGTGAGCGCAAGGGCATCCATGTGAGAGCGCATCGAACCATCGATAGCGCACTGCATGTTGTATGCCTTCTCAGCAGTACCGCGACCAAGAAGGCGATTCGGAACAGTATCGTCCTGATAACACACCACAGGGCGATCCTTCATCATGTAAGGAGATTCTTCCTTCTTAAGAAGGACAGTTCCATTAGCGATCACAACGATCGCTTCCACCATATCAGAATAGTCCTCAATGGACTCACTTACCTCTTTATTTTCATCCTCAAAAAGTTCCTCAACGTCCTTATCCATCATGTACTCACGCGGGACAAGACCGTAATAGGTGAGCAACATCACCTTATCATCTTCAAAGTTCTTTGCTTCTTGAGTCGGCTCCAAACTATCATCTTCATATATTGTGCCGATATCAACATTCAGGTATTTCCCCTTAGCAATACCTTGAGCAATCTTATGTACGCTAACGTATTTCTCGATTGCTACACCCATACAATCATCAATTGACGTGCCGTTAGGGTCGAACAAGAAGTTCTTGGGATTAACAGGAATAAGTTTGACGCTGATTCGATCTTGTTCGCTGACACCATATGCCATCTGGATCATTTGTTGTCTAGGAGCAACCTGAGTAGGAGGTTGAACCGGCATTTGAGCAGGATAGTAAAACTTTTCCTTGGTTACAACGATTTCACCAATACCTGTACCGTAAATCTCAGCCAAAAGCTCAATTTGATCGATAGATTTACGAATTTTGTCGCGCGAAAAGTCCTCTTTTAGGTGATTTTTCAACATCTCAACATCAATATGACCGTTTTTATCATCAATGTCATCTTTAATGTCGAAAAAATCACCTTGACCGAAGATGGCTTCCATAATCTCAGCATGGCGAGTCTCAATTGCCTGCTGAGTTGCCGGAGAAATGATCTTGGATCGCTCAGATTGACGCTGTTTATCCTCATCGGCCCACTGACCACGGAAAATCCGCTCATATTTGAGCCAATCCTTCGCGTAGTTCTGGTCACGATAATCGCGCCAACGATTTATATGATCGATTACGAACGAGAGTAGTTCTTTATCGTTCTCGGTAGGCTCGTAGAACGCGGATTCTTCCTTAATAGGTTCAGTATCGACCACCTGACCCGTATTTGCGTAATTGATCTGATCTGCGTCCATTCAAACTACCTCACTTTTTCGGGGGTTTCTTACCTTTTTTGCAGCCCATGTCACTTTCCTTTCCGTTTCATCGCAGACGACAGCATCTTAGTACCCTTGTCTGCTTGGTTGAACTCTCTAGCTACCTTCTTCGGAGGACACTTATCGTAACCACTACCATGCGCGCAAGCTGCCATGAATCGCGCTTGTTTCTGGGTCTTGGAAGGCATTTCAACCCTTTCAGAATGAGTGAGTGCTTACCTTATATCAGAACCCACATACCTCGTCAAGCGGCTCATAATAACTATCAGTTTCTTGCTCACCGTAGATGACTGTAACCAAATGGGCAATCATGGAAAGAGCATCACAGTTATGCACCAAGATATTCCATGCGAAAAACTCTGCCTCATCCTCCACCATCAGATCGTACACGGGAACGCCATTTCTTTCGCTGCAAGTCGTTTCTTCTGATTCGTTTGCATTCGTCGCTGCACATACCTGGGCGGTTGATCTTTGGCTTATACATTGCTCCACAGATAATACAAGGTTGCTCGGGGAAGTCTTTTCTGAAGGAATTAGCAGCGTGTTTTCTATGCCATTCGCGTCCTTCTTCTGATCGGTGCCACTCTTTAGTTTTACCTCTGATTGCGTCAAGACGGGTAAGGTGCTCAGGAGAGCGCATTCTCTCGCTGATTTCAGCGAGATGTTCCATTCGGTGGGCAGCTTCGGAAAGGCATACGAGGTTTTCGATACGGTTGTCGCTGTAGTCTCTGTTGATGTGGTGAATGTCGTGACCTTCGGGGATTGGGCCGTTATAGAACTCCCATACATCACGGTGCAGGAGTCTTGGGGTTGCCTTCCACTGTGCGTGACTTGAGTAGTATTTTCGGTGATTAGTCTGTTTTGCGTTTGGATATCGGTGATAGTTTCTTCCGTTGAAGAATACTGTTTCTCGCATGACGTACTCCAGATAGGTTGTGCATGAAGGAGTATATCAGTCGGTGATAGCGTATCAAGACGCACCCACCCTCTATTTTCAGTATGAATCCTATGATCTGGGGTAGCAACAATACCAAAACGCTCGATGATTTCCTTATTACCGCTACACCAAGCTCTCAATACACGTTTGAATCCTTTTCTGGTAAGTACCTTATCGGCTATAGTTATCTCGCTGATTGGTTTAAACCCACTATCAGTAATGATAGGAGTGTATGCAGGGAAGCAGGTGTCATCATGTGTCTTTGTCGATGGGAACATCAACAACTGATCCTTGAGCTTGTTATGGTTCTGGTCATCACTGAAACTGATGCGACCATGCTCGAACAAACCTTGTAACGCGTAGATCACACGGTTCTCTTTACTCTTACCCGAAGTCGGGATAGCCTCAATGTGAGTATATACAGCGTTCTTGTTCATCAAGTCACTCAGATACGGCATGATCGCTCGTTGCAGCGAACCCTTCTCAATACCAACACAGATCGGTCGATATGTCCGTATTGCCATGAGAATGCGTACTGCGGTCTCTCGCACATCTTTACGAAACGCATCGACCTTCTTGACCCACCACTTACCTTCAGGAGTTACCTTCACCACTGCAATAGCAGTGTCGTCCAGATAACGCTTCTTGTTGGGATCACTCACATCCTCGAATCCCGCCAGGTCAATAGCGATGTACCAATCTCCTTCTCTCGGCTCCGGCCCATACCTGAACCACTCCTCCTTAAACACATCACTACCCATCGTATCGAAGCTGGCGAGGTATTCCTGCTTGAATGCGAAGGTGCTCATCGACCTTTGTGCTGCCTCAATCTCTTTCGGGTCGATAAGCTCATTGTCCAGAGTCGTCAGATGCCATGAGCGCCACTCTGGGTCTGTCTCGCTCATCCCCAGGTCGAAATACTCACGGAACAGACTCTCTCCCGGTTCAGGAGTGCCGATAATCAATGCACCCGCCTTCAAGTCAGATAGTGCGGGACGCAGAATTAGTTCCCAAGTCGTCGCCTTAATATCCTTCATTTCATCGACGACACAGTACGCGAGTTTCATACCCCGGAGACTGTCAGGGTTATCCGCACCCCGAATACGAATCTTCGATCCATTAACCAGGGTAATCTCACCGTCGTTCACATTCGACTTCTCTACCACCGGCTGCGCCAGAGTGAGCAACAAGTCCCACATCAGCGTCTTAGCCATCGAATACGTCGGAGCGACGTACAACACCGTAGCGTCCTTATGAGTATTCTCAAGCGCCTTGACGAGTAGGGTTACCGCGCTCATCCGCGTCTTACCGCAGCGTCGTCCCGCCACGACTACCTTAAACCGGGTCTTATCGGCAAATACCTTTTGTTGCCACTTCAACATCCCGAACTTAAGCGAGTCACCCATCGTAGGTATTCCCTTGCGGCTCAACATCACCAATCACGATAGTAATCCCACCACTACCAAACTTCGCGGTGTTCTCGTCTGTATTCTGCCCGTAACGGTTCCTGTTCCAAACGGACAGTAACCACTTACGGGTGTCGATACGCAGCTTGGATCGCTGCACATCCTCAGGAGTCCCATCCGAGGCATCGGCAATAGCGATCATCTGATCCTCGACACACTCGGCACCAAGCGCACGTGCCTCCTGATAACGCTTCAACCTATCAAGGTTTCGATTGATCCAAGAACGGAAGTTAGCGACGTTGGTTTGCGAATGGTGCTCTTGGATGAAAGTGGTCAGTGTCGTCCCATCCTGTTCTATCTGTTCGAGAAGTCGTTCAAACAAAACTTCATAGTCCGAGAGTACGGCGAGTTTAGTCCTCGGCTTCTCATCAGGAACCGTGTCAGGAACCGTGTCAGGAACCGTGTCAGTGGGTACTAACCAATCTGGAAGTTGGTCGAGATTATCCATGATAAAGAAAATATACGAGTTTTGTACTTGTGTCAATGTGGGGCAGTGGGGCGGTATCAGAGTGCCAAATGGGGGAGGATGGGGCGGGGTATCATTAAAACTTTTAATGAAGGGATATTTTAGTTTCTTTGGTGCGTAAGGGATATTTTAGCTTCTTTGGTGCGTTAAAACTTTTGATGAAGGGATATTTTAGCTTCTTTGGTGCGTTAAAACTTTTGATGAAGGGATATTTTAGCTTCTTTGGTGCGCGTGGGGGTCTAAAAATCACTTCTCACGCTCACCAAGCACCCCCCCCCCCCATGCGTGT